ACGGCCGTTGATCGCATTGGACAGCGAGTTGTCCTTCAGGAACTGGAGGATCGAGATGTTGCCCGCCGAGCTCACCTTCTGGCTGTTGATGTAAGCGAACTTCGTCGGTGGCAGCAGCAGCTTGCCCGGGACGATGGCGTACGCCGAGGAGGTCCAGGCGTTGGTCAGCACCGTGTTGACGTCGGCCAGGATCTCGTCCGGGGTCTTCTGCGACCACAGCGGCGAACCGCCGGCGCCGTTGACCACATTGGTGGCCGTGACCTGCGGCGAGTTGACCAGGCCGAAGACGCCGAGCTGACCGTCGCCGATGTAGACCTGCTCATCGACGTCCATGTTGTATTTGAGCTGCATGCCCGAGTACTTCTGCTGGTCGACGGGACGGCCAAGCTTCTGAGCGGAGGCCAGCTCCGGCAGCGTCCAGCCAAGCTCCATGCCCCAGAGGGTCAGGGGGCCGGTGGTCTTGCCGATGTCCAGTGCGATGCCCTGGATGGCGGTCGCGTCCTTGCCGATCCAGCTCTTGCCGTTGGGAGAGGCACCGCCGGCCGCGGCGAAGCTCGAATTCGTGAAGCTCGACACCTCATCGGCGATCGACACGTCCGACCGAAGGTCGATGTCACGCGACCAGGTGACCGAAGCCAGCGGCTCGTGCAGGCGCTGGTCCAGGCGTTCCAGCTCACCGACGAGGAAGGCGCCGGCGCTGTCGATCGTCTGGCGATCGAAGGTCATCAGACCGTTGTCGCGGGTATAGGCGCGCTTCACGGAGCGCGGGAGGATCAGTTGACTCATGTGTTTGGTCTCCGAAACGCGCCCACAAAAAAACCGCCCGAAGGCGGTTTCAGTGCGTGGCTGCTTTGTGGGTGGGATCAGATGTTGTAGGCGATCTCGACGTTGCCGTTGGCGTCGCCGGCGTTGGTGAAGATGCAGCCGGTGATGGCGATGGTGTTGGTGCTGTCGGCCGCCGCCTCGATACCACCGATGGGCTTGCCGGCCGCAGCGGCAGCGACGCGCACGTAGACCTGGCCGCCATTGGTCGGGCTGCCGGCGTTGTTCTTCACGGTGATGTAGCCACGGCGCAGCGCGTTCGCGATGCCGGTGGTCGGCGGGGTCGCGGTGCCCAGCGGCTCCTGGGCGCTCTGGGTCGGGAACGGGCGCACCAAGATGCCGTACACGGCCGCCGCAGTATCGCCGGCGCCAACCGGCACGAACTTGCCGCTCACCAGCTTGCCGAACAGGCCATAGGCGGAGAACGGGTTGGTGGAGTCGAAGATCTGCGACTCGACGGTGGACTCGAGCTTTCGGCTCACATCGCCCGGGATACCGGACGGCATGCGGTACAGATAAGCATTGGACATGTGTCCTTCTCCTCAGTGATGGTTGCCCGAGCGCTTGGCCCAGAACTCCCGGTTCTTGGTGTTCATGGAGGCGACATCGACCGTGCGGCCGAAGTCGCGGGTGGTGATGCTGGTACGAACGGTGGCGTCGTTGTTGCGGGCCTTCATCAGCGCGGCGGCGCCCATGAAAGCGGCGTTGACCATGGAGGCCGGCATCTTGGCGAAGTTCGCCTCGTGACCGCCAAGGAAGGGGGTAATCGCCTCGCGGCCGGCTTCGGTCTGATAGGCCGCATCCAAGGCCTTCCGCTGGCACTTGCAGAGCGCCGCGGCACGCTGAGCGTCCGTGGTCTTGGCGTCGAAGGTAGGGAGCTTGATGCCCGGGGACAGGATCTCGGCAAGCGAGGGGATGTTCTTGGCCGCGTCGCCTGTGTAGAGCTTCACGCCGGCCTCGTCCAGCTTCTCGGCGGTTTCCGGCTCGGTGAGATCGCCACCATCCTTGGTCTTGCCCTCGTCCTCCTCTTCCTTCTTGGACTCCATCTTGTCCAGCCGCTCGTCGATGGCGGCCAGCTTGTCCAGGACCTTCTTGAGGGTGTCCTCGGTCTTCTTGTCCTTCTCCTCGCGCTCGCGGGCCTCACGCTCTTCCTCGGACTCCTCGTCCATGGATTCCGCCTCTTCGGCCAGCTTCTCGACTTCGTCGGCGTCCTTCGCCTTGAAGGCGCGCATCAGGAAGTCCTTGACCTTGGATTTCTTGGTGGTCTTTGCCATTGCTTCGTCTCCGATTGCGCACCGCGGGCCGCAGCGGCCTCGTTCAACCAGTGCGACGTGGTTGCCTAGGATGTTGCGCTGGTCCGCGCGCCCCGGTTCTTGCTGCTGGTAATCGGCCTCATAGCCGTTGCTGACCTCTTCGATGCCGTCCTCTTGGACTGCCTTGATGGCCTTGGCGTCAGTAATCAGCAGGTCGGCGAGCATCAGGTCCATTTCCATGCCCTGGCCCTGACGGACATTGGCCATGGTGCCGACCTGGTACTGCCGGATGTTCTCTGGAGTGACGAACTCGTCGGGGTGACTGAGCGTCACAGGCTTGCCCTCGAAGCTGGCAAGCGTTTCAGGTCGGAACAGTTCCTCGGGGCCACGGCTGACGCGGATCAACCCGTCTTGGTCGCCCTTGATCATCTCGCCGTCTTCGCCGGCGATCTCACCTTCGGCGTAGAGCATTTCGCCCGTCCGGGCGACTGGTACGCCCTCGCACAGAAGGTAGCCTTCGGGGGTGAGCGACCGCTTCGGACCAAGTCGGTTGACGGTGTAGTACCTGGACCGTCCGGCCCCATCGAAATCCGTGGTCTTCCGCGCCTCCTTATAGGCGATGGCTGCGGCCTGATCAGGCTCGTGGCCGGCCTTGATAAGATCCGCGATATTGGCCTCGATGACCTCGCGGGAGCTGCCTTTCTTCAGTGGCATTGCAGTTCACCGATCCGAATCTTCGTTGCGAGCCTTGCCAAACGCTCGATATGAGCATCACTCGGTACGAATCCGAACCATGCGTTAGTCAAGACGAGAGCGAACACGTACGGCTTCAGCCACCAGCGCACGCGGATGGTGATGTTCACAGTAGCGGTGGCCATGGTCTATTCCGGCAATACAGGTTCGGGCCAGCACCGGCAGTTGTAGATCTGCCCGGCGTGCGTAGTGGTGCCATCGGAAAGCGTCGGCGGCGAATCCCACCGGACGAACTTTCCGTTCATCTCTTTGTGGCTGTGGCGGACATCGCTGTCGCCAGAGGTGCGCCAGATGTAGCCCTCTGAGCCAACATGCTGGGCGCGCGCCTGGGTCAACACGGAGGCGCTACGGGCAACCTCCGTCCTGGCGATCAGGTTCGCCCGGCTGGCCGTGACCTCGCCGGACCGAGCGATCTCCTTGGCAATCTCGCTAGCCCGGGTGGAATCCTCCAGGCCCTTCAACGTCAGTTCGTGCACCCGCTTTGCGGCGTCCAGTGGAAGTGACTTGATCAGCGTGACCTGCTCGTCCAGCAGGCGCTGCATCTCAATGCCCGTGGGCGCGGTGCGGATCTCCTGCTGTAGGCTGTGCGACATCTCTGCGGCCAGCTCTTGCCAGCTCTGCCGATCGCGTCGGTTGACGTCCTCCAGCATCCGGCTGGCCGTCTTCACGGCCCAGCCCTCCAAGGCCTCGGAGTAGCGGCCCAGAAGGTCGGAGATCGTCGGAACCGCCGAGGTATCTCCCGGCGTGAACATGCCAATGATCTGCCCGACCTGCCTAGCTACCCGCCTAAGCTGCGCGGCGTATTGGATCTCCGCCTTCCTCGCTCTCACCTGTCCGCGCTGCTTCCGGCGGTCCCTGGTTAGCGTTCGCATCGGGTAGGGTCTCGCTCAGGTCTGGAAGCTCGTCTTCCGCGGCGTTGATCAGTTCGTCGGTGATGTTCGACCAGACGCCGGATACCTCGCTGGCCTGGCGCAGCTCCTTCAGAGCGGTCTGCTGGCTGATGAGGCCTGCCTCTTCGGCCGATAGCACCGTCCGGGTCACGATCTCGCCGATCTCCGCCTTCTCCTTGTCGGACATCTGCTCCAGGGAGTTGAACTCGAACTTGAAGCCTTTGGGAGGTGCCTTCCCGAGCTCGGAGCGGCAAAGAACCTCCAACAGCGTTGTCACGCCAGGACGAAGCCGGCGCTCCTGCTGCTGGGCGATGTTCTCGTGGTACTGCTTCATCTCGCCGTTGCCGGTCGAGTTGAGGCCCGCGGGAGACTGCCCGAAAAGGCGTACCAGCGGGATCTGCAGCGCGCCCGATAGCTGCTGGCCGAACTGCAACATCAGGTCCGACAGCCCGGAGAATGCATATTGGTGGGCCTCGAACTTGTCCTTGGCATCGAGAAGCGTCAGCCCCTCGTTACTCTGGAAGCGACGGATCATCTCGATGTTCTTGAGCAGGCCCTCCAGCGGAGGGCCGCCCATGCCGATGATCTCGCGCAATCCCTCCACGGACATGGTCCGCAGGTGCGCCTTGTAGACGAGCTGGGCTGCTCCCTGGGTCGTGCTGTCGAAAGCCACCAGACGGTCAAACAGCCTCTCGATGACCGACTGGCCCCAGAGGTTCTCAGCGATCTTCTGCCAGTACGGCAGATCGACGCCGTCCATGCGGATCACGCGGCTGTGGTGGATAAGCTGGCGGGTTAGCGCCATACCATCCGCCACCACGTCGTAGAACTCGGGCATGCCGAAGCTCGGCCCGTACTCCTTCACAAGCTGGTTCAAGGTTGGCTGGACGAGCCAGCGATCCAGGACCATCAGGCCTTTGAACTGGTCCCTGGCGATCGAATCCAGCCGGAGAGGCGTCTTCAGGTCCTGCCCGTCGATCAGCATCACGGCGATCGAACCGCCGTACAGGCGTGACCACTTGATGTTGTCGCAGAGGCGGTCCCACAGCTGCATCCGCTCGAAGGCGCCGGTCAATGCCTCCTGATCTTCCGGAGACAGCGACGTGCTCAGGTCGATGCCGGCGCGCGTCATGTCCTCCGCGACCACATCGACCGCCTGGCCGACGATCCAGCTCGACCGGTACATCGCCTCCATCTGCACGCGGTTGCGGCTGATGTAGTCGAATTGGTAGGTCGCCTGCGCGGACTGGTTGTTGGTGCCGATGCCGACACGCGCTTCGAAGTTGGCGAAGCTATCGCCCACCATGAAGCGCTTGCCCGACTGGGCTTGCGCCTGCGCCTGAACCCGCGCGGCCTGATTTCGTCGCTGCCGGTTCTTGCTCATGATGCGAGTTTGGCCCAGATGTCCAGCGCACTGGCGCCAGGATTGAAACGGATCATCACAGCGTCTGCCAGGTTCGGAGAACGCGTGCCCTCAGGTGCCTTGTCGATCACGATCTTTCCGACACCGTTGATGCTGTAGGTCGGCTGGGAAAGCTCCATGATCAGCTTCTGGAGGTTCGGCAGCTTGCTGGATATCGAGATGATGCTGTCCGGATCGACTGACATCCCCTCAACGACAGCCCGGTAGGTCTGCTGGAAGCGAAGGCGGAGTGACCACCATCCCTGCGCCTTCCGGTTCAGGAAGAGATCCTTGTTCTTCCGTTTCGGGACCATCTCCCCATCGGGATCGTGCACCTCTCCAGAGCCTCGGAACGGCTCAGCCCTACGCAAGGGCTCGCCACGCTGCCTGCGCCCCTCATTGATCACCCTGGCATCACCACGAGCACCGGCGCCCAACCCGTCTGCGTCATACTCGAACGATGGATAGTCGTTCGCGTCGCAAAGCAGAAAAGCCTTCTGCACTGTGTCGAAGATGTCTCCGCCCTTGCCAGACCATTCTTCCAGCACATCCAAGAGGATGCCTTGACCGCCTGCAAAGGCATTCTTGTCTAGGCCCTCATCCGCTACGTCCAGGGCGCCACGAGAGCTTCCCGTGATCGGAATGCCTAGCTTCAAGTGGGCATCAATCGCTGCCTGCACCCAAGCGGATGGAATAACCACGCCCTCAACTGAGGCTGCGTAGTCGATATCTATCTCCTGCGCCAGGGTTACCGGGTCAAGCTTCTGGCGTTGCTTCTCGTACCAGGCCTCGTCCTTGCGCGGATCGTCGCGCCAGTGGAACGTGAAAACCTTGGTCTTACCGCTGAAGCGACGGTTAGCGAATGAGTTGCCTCGACCGTTCGGTGTCGAAATGTCCTGGCGGCAGTTCGTCGTAGCCGATAGCGATGCGTCTACCAACTGCGGGCGAGCCAGGAAGGCCGACTCATCCACGATGTAGAAGCTCGAACGTCCGCCGCGGCCAATACCGTCGCCAGCCTCGCCAGTCATGATCGATCCCGTCTCCGGGAACTGGATCTTCATGTATGAGGCGTGGATGCCGCGCTGCCAACCGCCGCGGAATTCCGCAGGCAGACCGGCCAGGAATATTCGCGCCTTCTCAAACAGTGAATCCGGATCGCCGATGACGTCCACGTACTCTTCTTTTCGGGATCCGCACCCCACAGTGATCTGTGGGCGGAATAGGCATACCGCGCAAGACAGTCCCATCGTCAACCACGACATACCCATGTCGCGGGTCTTCTCGGTGATGCCGTTCTCCTGGTTCTCCCAGCGCTCCATGAACCAGTACACCCACTCCTCCTGCTTGGGGAACAGCAGGAAGGGAATGGTCGATGGAAGGCCGCGCTCGGGGTTTCGCGGGTCGAACGTGACGCCCCAGTCGATAATGAACTGGGCTGGGTTGTACCGGTAGAACGCCTTCAGTGCAGGCAGCTTGTCTGGCTGCTCGCGGATACGCCTTAACCGCTCCATCCGCCATTCGAACACCTGGACATAATCCGGGTTCTTGAAGTCGAACGGAAACGGGATGGGCATTAACTGTTGCCGGCCATCAGCTCCTGGTAGGCCTTGGCCGCCTCAATGGGGTCGGTGGGCATTGCGCCGGAAGGTGGGAGAGTGACCTCCACCTTCTTCGGATCAGCGATGTTGTAGGTCTCGCGCTCAAGCGATATGAGCTTGTGCAGCGTGTCGCCCAGGTCCTTCATGGTCTTGGTGCGGCCCGGGAGGCTGGTGATGGCATGAAACGCGTTCATCATCTTCTCGGGGAGCGCATCCTCCCCTGAGGACAGCAGCTCTCCGAGCTTGGCTACCACTTCTCGATGGCTGGTCTGCTCTTCCAACTCAGCCAATAGGTCCATGGCCAGCGTGCGAGCGCGGCCAATGTCCTTACGGTGGGCCAACCTAACGTTGGCGATAACCTCGGCATTCGCCTCGATGATTGCGCGGTCGGTAGCCACCCGCTCCGTGGATACCGCCGTGGATACCTCGCGCTTGGATACCAGCTCTTCGGCCTTAGCCTTGATCTTGGCCGACAGGTCCCGGACCCAGCCGTCACGCTTCGCCCGCTTGTTGATCGCCCCATGGGTGATGCCATGGGTGGCGGCAATCTCCCGGACCGAGAGGAGGCCGGCGCGGTAATCAGCCTCGATGCGCTCCCAGTCGGTGGGTTTCTTACCTTCGGTCATGTCACTTGCCTAAATCTCGGATCCGCCGCATCCGTCGGCTGCACTCGTCGATGTCATCGCCCCGTGCGTTGTAGGCATCCACCACGTCCCCAACCAGATTCGATGCTCGTTGGGTCTTGTAGCAGTCCACCGTCAGCTCTGCCGGGATCGGGACGTACTTGGTCACCGGGACCGTGACGACCTGGGGCGTTACCACGTCGCGCTTGGGCTGGGCCTGACAGCCTGCCAAGGCGATCGCGCAGACGATCAGTCCTTGAAGACGGCTGGGCATGCGGTCTGCTCCATCACGAAGGCGCAGTCCTTAGACCGGACGGCGGCCTGGAACTTCTTCTGCCACGAGGCAGCTTCGGCCAGGGCCTTGGTGCGCTCCTGGGCGATCTCGGCCACGGCGGCATCGGCCATGCGGCGCTGAGCAGCGGCAGCCTTCTTTTCCAGCTCTGCTTGGTCGTTGACCTGGACGAGGGCGCGATTGGCCGCAGTGAGCTGGTTCTTGGTGTACGTCAGCTCTTGGCTCTGCGCCTCGATCACCTTGGCGTCCTTGGCCTCCTGAGCCTCGGCGCCCTTGTGGTGAGCCCACCAGCCGCCGGCGAGAAGAAGTCCGGCCAGGACCGCCAGGGCGATGCCGTATGCATAGAGACGAGTCATGCCCGTGACCTCGGCACAGTGATAGTGACCGTCTGCCTTGCATCCGGGTGGCGAGCGTTGAACAGGATCAGCGCATACAGCGCGAACCCAACGTGCATCACCACGGCCCACCAGGAAGGAGCCTGGCGAAGGTCGATGCCGATCCAGCCGAAGGAGCCGATGGCGACCAGACTGAAGGCTGCGGCCCTAACTGGCTGCTCGAACGGCGACAGCGTGCGCAGGGCATCACCTGCACAGAGAAGAATCACCACCAGCGCGGCGATGTCCAGCAATCCAATGAACGTCATTTCGCATCCCCTTCCCCCTGTATGGGTTGGTTTTGCGGATCCCCGCCAAGGCGGGTGATACGGCGTCCGATGGCTGACTTCGCCAGCGGGATGGAGCTCATCGCGGTAAGGCCGATGAGGAAGGACAGGCCGTTCTCGGCCCGTGGGTCCAGGTGAATCAGCACGCTCACGAACGAGGTGAGCGCGATCGCGCAGATCAGGCCGACACCGACCGAGACAATGGCCAGCTTGCGGCTCAGGTTCTGGATGAAGGCGAGGCTCACTACCCCGCCGGCGAAGCCGAAGACGGCCGTGGCGAGCTTCACCCCAAGGGCGCTGCCCACCGTACTGGTAACTGGTTCCGTCATGCCGGCGTCTCGAATAGGGCGCGCTCGGCGGCGCGGCGTTTGACCAGGCCGGGCATCTGCTTACCAGCCGCCATGACCCAGTATTTGAACTGGCAGGCCGCAGCCTGGAGCTGGCCTGCGTTGATGAGCCGGAGCAGCGTGGACGGCTCGCCGCTCTTGAGCGAGACGAAGCCGTCCTTTACACCCTTGGCGCCAGGGCCAACGTTGAACGTGAAATCGACCAGGGCGTCGAACTGCCCCTGGGTCAGCGGAACCTTGACTGCCGATCGCACGATATCGGCCGCAGCATT